ACATTCATTAGCCTATCCCAGCCCATTTGTACAGTGTACCCATACGTATTGAAATACATATATATTCCAACAAATGAAGCTATAAACAGGGTAACAAGCAAAATTATCATAGAATAATGACCAAAAATCATAGAAATATATGACATTGGGCCTGCAAGTACTGCTGGAGTTTCAAATCCTCCTTTTTGTTGACGCATGGCGCTCTCTACTCTGGCTTTATTTCTTTTGTCACGGGAACTGGGGATGCATACTGCTTATTTGTCATTATTAGAATATAGGTGTCATTGTTGATGATGTTTTCAGGAGTAGTGATACTATTGGAGGTATCATCGTATCTAATCCAGGCACCGTTGTGCTTGGCATAACTGATGTAGTGCCCACCTCGGGAGACTCCGTGATGTTCGACTACGGCAAAGGTTGTATATATCGGCGAAATGCCCTTCAGCACACTCGGAAAGGAAATCCACTTGCTCATGTTTGTGTTATTCAAGTCAATATTGACCTTGGGCCGCTTTTTGCGTGCAGAATTATCAAAGCGCTTCATAATAACAATAAGATACTGGGGAAGCCGTGAAATAGTAGGCACAGACTCCGAGGTCCCCTTCTCCTTACAGCCATCACAGCGATAATCCTCCAAAAGCTCTTTTCCAAAACTTTCGTTGATGCATTCCGCCAAATCAATATGTGCGTTGTCGTCACTCGGCACAGGCACCTTGATTTGAGACCAGGGGTCAAAACGACGCGTCATGTGACCGCACTTTTTACACGTAATGGTGAGGCACGTTTGTCCAAAGAATAGGTCAACAATAGGAGAATAATCTGTCTTAGAGAACTGCGCCCATGCCTCAAGGGCCTTAATATGAATCTCGTCTGAACGGGACCGCGGGTTGCCTACAATATTCATCTCCACTTTGCGGCTAATGGCAGCATGTAGAACCTCCACCATAAAGATAAGAAACTCGCCAGCATCCTCGTGGCCGCCGCGCAGCAGGTCTTCATACTGTGGCATTGAGCGCGATACACGCACGGCTTGTGCCATAAAGCCACGGGCAGACATTGATGCGTTGGGCTTAATGTCATCGCGCCACATGCCCTTTGTTACATCCACCATCTCCTCCAGCAGGGCGGCAGAGGGGCGGTCTGGACGCACGTGCTGCTTGTATTTATTGGAGGTGAAGTAGGTTGTAAGGTCTGTGCAGTAGCGCAGACTCTGAATAATCGTATTCAAGAAGCAAGTGTTGCCCAGATTTGCAAGGCCAACGCGTCCAAGTGCTAGTTGCTCAATAGGGTGCTCAGCGGATTGGGCCATGTGTGATTTTACAATAGACTGGTGGCCCAGCCTTATTTCATTTTTTTCTGCTTATGGAGAAAAAATGAAATAAAATATACACCGTTGTAAAAAATTTGATAAGAGTTTAAATAGGCTTTTATAGTATAAAACAATATGGATTCTGACGCCGAACCAGAGATTTACGGGTATGCGTGTTTGGATGAGCTACATTATCTCTTTCCAGAAATTTTATACGATAATGTAATCTTTCCTAATAATGAGTCAAATCGTATGGTGAATTGGATGCGACACCGACTAACATACTTGTTTCCGCAGTCTTTCCGTCGGGCGCGTCACGATTATGAACGCTTACATGCTGAAAGCCGTCGTAATGATTACGACGATTGGATATTTCTACATCGGCCTGAGCCAACAATGCGCGCCCCTGTGCAAATGGTTATGCGCGACTATCCTGGTTTTGAGGCCAGAAATACTATTTCGCCTAACAGTGTATTACAAACACCACCGCGTGTCCAGCGCGCCGGGTCTCAAGAAAGCATTCGCACATTACTGGGTTTGCTAAATCAAGTCGATAGCCCACAAAATTCTTTGCGAATGGCTTCAGAACCGCGAGTATTACATCCTATTACGCTAGCCGGGACACGGAGTCCCACTTTGGATTGGATAAGTCTATTCTTTGATTCGGTACCGATTGTACCATCGACTGCGGATATGCAGGCCAATACCGAAGTGCTACAAGCTGCTTCGGTGCCGGCTGATGTTATATGCACAATTTGCCAAGACCACGAAACAGATGCATTATCGCCTGGTGGCAGCGTGGCAGTTGACTGGCGCCTATTACGGCCTTGCCAACATAAATTTCATAAAGCCTGTATTGACCGATGGTTTACACGTAATTCGCACTGTCCAGTATGTCGGGCAGATATTCGCGTTGCTTCAATTAGGCAACAAACAGCGTCAGGTCGGCATGTATCGGAGTCTGTAGCAGAAAGCGTTCTTTCAAATCCACCCCCTTGAATAATGCTTCAATATGATTATCTGGGTTGCGGTATTCATTAAAACGTTCAAGAACCTGGGCAACAGTTTCGCCAGCCTTGAAATTTAACTTTAGTGGGTTGCCTGAATGAAATCCGGCAAATTTACGAGCAACAGCGCTTGGGGCGGGACTTAGCGTAAGGCTGGGCATTTGTTTAACTCCTTAAATGAAAAAATTTTACGTATTTATCCGTTCTTAGGATTTTCTGAATCAGCAAAGTTTTAATAAAATTGACTGCTTAAAATTACTTGTTTTTATGTAATAAAATGACCGACGATTGTCAAATCTGCTTCGACAAATGCAATGGCTCTACTCGTAAAGCATGTAAGTGTGCATACTGTCAGGTTACCTACTGTCGGGAATGCCTAGGGACCTGGCTAACAACACTTATTGATGAGCCGCGGTGCCCTAATGACACCTGTAAAAAGGCGTGGTCACGTGAATATTTGGACAGTATTATGACAAAGGTCTGGCGCGACGGACTCTATAAAGATTATCGTGAGAAGCTTCTTATGGATAGGGAGCGGGCATTACTACCGACGACCCAGCCCCGTATTGAGGCAATGAACGAGGCAAAGCGCATTGAGCGCGAAACCATTGAGCCTATGAGGGCGCGACGCAAGGAGCTGCAGAACCAGATTCGTGCCCTTCAAATGGAGGAGCATGGTATTCAAACCCAAGTTTGGGACCTGGGTCATCACTGTGAGCGACTTCGCACTGGGGTAGGCGTTGATGAAGCGGCAGCAAAGCAGCGCAACGTATTTATTCGGCGCTGTCCTGCAGAGGGATGCCGTGGCTTTCTCAGTTCGGCTTGGAAGTGTGGCGTTTGCGAGTTGTATAGCTGTTCAGACTGCCACGATGTGAAGGGTGTGGCCCGCGATAGCCCACATACATGTGACCCTGCAAACATTGAAACTGCTAAGCTGATTGCCAAGGACACCAAACCCTGCCCAAAGTGTGGTGAAATGATTACTAAAATCGATGGCTGCGACCAGATGTGGTGTGTCTCCTGTCATACTGCGTTTTCCTGGCGTTCAGGTCAGATTGCATCAGGCGTGGTTCACAATCCCCACTTTTATGAGTGGCAGCGCCGCCAGGGTGGTGGTGACGCGCCGCGTGTTGCTGGCGATATTCCTTGCGGTGGCCTGATTGATTGGGCTATTATTCGGCGCGCTATTAGCGACGGGCGCACCTATGCCGCTTGGATTGGAAACCTGGAGTTGGCTCATCGCCGTATTAATCACGTGATGAATGTTGATATGGTCAATCTAAATCGTGATGGGGTGAATCTGAATGACAACATTGATTTGCGCATTTCATATCTACTCAAGGATATTAGCGACGAGGCTATGATGAGCACACTTATTCAGCGTGAGAAGCGCTGGGAGAAAGAGAGGGAGCTGCGACGTATTTATGAGACACTAACCGGGGCAGCAATGGATATATTCCGTCGCATTATTGATGTTAAGGACAAGCATGTAGGCCCAGTCACGGGACCTGAGCCTTTTCAGCCACTGATTCGTGAGCTAAATGAGCTACGCAAGTTTATCAACGAGGCCCTTGACGTCCTACGCCGCCGCTACAATTCGGCCATTCACGGATTTGATGCAAACTGGGAGCGCTTGAATCTTAAGAAAACTCGCGTTGGGGAACAAATGGTTGAAACTGACATCAAGACTTCTTACGGTGTGTTTGTAGACGAGCTTACAGCCTTCCAAGCCTTGGTTCTGCCTGCGATTACCGCCACCGACGATGGTGTAGCCATTATGAAGCCATATCTTGCAAAAACACGCAAAATGAGTCGCACTATTACAACATTTCCACAGATTGCTGGGCCTACTCGTCGCTACGCCGACAATGTAGTAGAATATTATGAAGGTAATATCAAAAATTTACAGTATACTACCGGAACGCGAACAGATGTATGGTCGCGGGACTATTGGGCACGCCAGCGGGACAGACATAATACAGCTCTAGCCGTATGGGCAGAACATGTTAAGCAGTTGGAACTAAGCCTTCCTGTACCCGAGCTTCTGGGAAACACCATTAATTGATGCGCTATTAAATATAAAATACTTATGTGTCCAGTAGTAGTGATGCTTGACGTAGAAAGCATAAAATCAATACTTATTAATTATGCACCGACAACCATTTTTATTTCAATCTGTTCTGTCTTATTAGCGTGGCCTGACCGCGGCATAATACAAATATTGTTTGGCTTGGGCTTTGCACATTGGTGGGTATATTTTATTCATCGTGGGCTTCATGATTTGCCACGCGAGGGTGTGTTTTCTACGTTAAACACACATTGGATGTTTCACCACCAGCAAACTAAACTTATTGACAGACGACTTGAGTTAGTTTTAGAAACATTTACAGATTTGGGCATGAATTTATCATTGGGTTTGCTACAATGGGCTACCGGAATATGGTTTGTGCCCTTTTCAGTTATGCTGTTTTTTGCACTTACATACACATCCACGCATATTATTAACTATAGCATCATTGGGTCAGACACTCATCGCGCTCATCACAAAAATCTTGATACTAATTTTGGCCCTGACCCAATGGACCATTTATTTGGGACTAATGACGATACAACTCATGAAAATCTGCTGCCAATGTCCCTTAACGCGCTTGGTGCATTTATAGTAGTATATATGTTGAAACAGCATTATGGGTGGGTCGATTAAACGAATAATAATGCTCCTTAATAGGAATACAATGAAGCCTTTCCCGATACGGCTGATTGTAGTGGTGGTCTGTATTATACTTTTAGGTATTGTGGCATGGTCCAACTGGGATTTGAACAATGATTTAAGTAAAACGGTGTGGCTTTACTGGGACAAAAGCGAAATGCCACCGTTGCTTGAAGACATCAAGACTTATAATAAAAGTCGCCTTATTGGTTGGAATGTCAAATATTTGAACGAAAATACTATACACTTCTACATACCCCTGTGGGCCTATCCACGGGGTTATAAAGACTTGATACCTGCACATAAGGCTGATTGGATACGATTGTATCTTCTTTACAACTATGGTGGGCTATGGTTGGATTCCAGCATAATACTAAATAAGGCTGAGGCGTTGACGGAAATTTACGATAGAAGTGCAAGCACTGGGTCACAACTGACGGTTTTCCAAACAGAGAAAAATAACAAAGTTTCTGTGCACACCTCTGGCTTGCAGATACCGTTAGTCATAGATAACTGGTTTATTCTGGCTCCTAAGGGAAGTGTTATCGTAAAAATGTGGTTAGAAGAATTTACGCGGGCTATTGAAATGGGGTTACTAGCTTACAAGCATATGGCTATAGCTGAAGGGACAGACATATCATCTATACACTTTTCTGGGGACGAAGATGTATATTTGACGCAGCACATCTGTATCCAATACGTATTACAGGTGCGGACTGTGCTTGAGCCGCTGCCGCCAATGCTGTTTTTGAATAGTTACGACAGCATGCTACGAACATCGCGGGAATGCAAATTTGTGTCGACTTGTATACAAGATAAAATAAATAAGGACCATGAAACACAACAGCTACCATACATAAAAATTATTGGCTATAATCGCGATATTGATATTTCTAAATTTTTGCGGGGTTAGGTGCGCATTTCACTAATAAACTTAGCGCGCGCGGCCTTTGCCTCATGTTGCTTTTGGATGATTGTATTTACCGAACGCTTATTCATAACCGAGTCGACGATTTTACCAAACAGCAGGCGCTCAGCCAGCTTTTCCCGTGCATCAACGGGTTTCTTTGATAGTTTAATAAGGTCCAAATCCGACTTTGTGACGCCTGGAAGCTGTTCTACTACCAGTCCAAAGACCTGTGCTACAGGCTTTGCTATCTGATTTGTAATGTAGAAGACATAATCAGGCGTAAGATTGTGCTCTTTGATAAAGGTCGGTGTTTCAATGCGGTCGCCCTGAAGCGTTGAGCCTGGGGGCGCGGGAATGTATACAAAGGGAATACGCTCCGATGTGCTGGGCTTATTACCTGGGTCGCGCACGCCAATGCGCTCCGCCAAGATTTTGTGGGCAGGTGGATTTGGTGTTGCATATTCTGCCCGCAGAGACTTAGTAATCGTCAGCTTGCTCATAGGAAACTTGCCTGCAACCAACTCATTACAGGCCTTTTGCGCAAAGTAGAATGCCGCCTTAATATCCTGTTTTGTCAGAATCAAGTCAATCACGCCACCATAGACGTATTTTACAATAGGGGCGTTATCACGGCGTTTCATAACAATACCCATTGCCTTGCGATGAAAGTGGTCCAGGTCACCCTCAGACATATCACCAACATAGCGCTTTTTAGAAAGGAGACAGAAGGTCTTGAAGACCTTGTCAAACTCAAAGTCGTGGGGGTCCTTCAAACAGCTGCTGACAAGGGCACCAGCCTCCTCTGTTAGGTCCTTGGCCAGGGCCACAGCTTCATCGCCTGACAGCCGCTCACCTGACGCCGAATCCTTGGGACGCCAGCGAATAAATAGACTATCTGTGTCCCCGTAAACAGCCATTGCATCACAGCGGGGGTCGCGACCACCGCCGTAAATCGTCTCAATCAGCTCCTTGGCGTAAATCAGCTGCTTACGGCCGTAAGCCGTAGTAGAAGCAGCTAATACTACACGACGAACCTTGCTGGTTGCAGAGCCCAGCTGGCCATACAAGGAGTTAGCGGTTAGCTTGTAAGCCAGCTGCTGTGCATCCAGCAGTGCCTTGCGGAACTCATCCGTTTCCTTTTCCGCCTTCTTGCGCGTGGCCTTGCGGGCACTCAATAGCTTCATCAAGATTGTAGGCAGCGTGGATTTCTGGTTATTTGGTAGTTGTGCATAGCGCGCAACACGCTTGCCCGCCTTAATAATAGCAGGATGCTTGCGCTTATCATTGGGGTCGTTTGTCAAAATGTCGTAATCAATGTCAATATACTCAACACCAGGGTAGGGCTTGTCATACGTGTCCGAACCCTCCACAAGCGTGATTGACCCATCTGGCTTGTAATCCTTGACCCAGACTACACTGCTGTAGCAGATATTTTCAGAAATAAGCGTAGATGGATACAGCGACGAGAAATCCGGCACGCCAACGGGGTCATCATCAAAGTAAATACCCGTAACAGGGTCCAATACAAATGCACCCTCATAACGCGTATCCTCCTGAGGCTTATCCTCCTCCTCATCATCGATTGTTGGTTCCTGTGGCGCCTTTTGCCCAAAGCCATTTTTGGGTGCAGGCAGCACCTCAATCAGCTGGTCTTGAGCACGGCACTCCTTGAACACCAATGACTCGATTTTCACGCCTTGGCCACGCATGAAGATGAAACTTACAGGCACGGAACATACATTTGCCATAGCAATTGCATTGTTAAGGACCTCCAGCTTCATAAAGAGCTCCATAACCAGGTCGCAATCCTGAAGACAGTAGCGCGCAATCTTAGCACGGTCAGCGGATGAGCCGCGCTGAAGAGCGAAAAGCTCCTTTGGACTTACGTCGTCCTTTACCTGAGCCCAGCGTGACGGCGGTAGACCGTGCTCTGCCATTTTTGTTTCACCGCCATCACACTTTACAATAATAGCGCTGGGTTCAATCTGGATAATTTCCGCCTTATCCAGAACGTGGTCGTTCTCCAAATCCATCAGCACAATAAAGCGGCCCACAACAGCACCCTTTGTATTCTTAGTAGGCACGCGAAACGTGTCTTTAGTTGTGATTGTGACAGGAGCCGTAATGTTGCCAGACATAAATGTGGCTGCCACGTTGTCCAACGTGTATGAATCCAAGTTGTAATTACGCCGCACATATGGCAGCATATCCACCTTCAGACGACCAGGTGAGTTAATAATATACATAGTGTTATCGCCCATTGCCGCTGAGCTCAGAAACTTCTCAATCAAGCGGGGCTTGCCTGTAGATAGACGCGACCACGACTGACAGGACTGTGTGCAGTTTAGCTCCTCCGCTCTGAGCCAGAGATACTTTTCATCAAAACCAAACCCGTTGTATGTAATCAACACATCTGGGTCGGTTCTACCTAGCCACGTGTGGAAAGCCTGGATAAGCTTGGCCTCCTGCTCAAAGGGATAGACGTGAATAGACACATCGCTCATTGAGGGCGGCGCCACCTTCTCACGGTCGCAGGAGCCTAACACAAAGATGTGCTTTGACTCTGGCTTGTTGTTTCTGTAAAGAACTATGCCAATCTGAACAACCTCGTCGCCCTTAATATCAACTGAGCGCAGCACCTTTTCAGAAATATACTCGTCCAGATTTGTAATACGCTCATCGTATTTTAGATGGTCCGATTGAAGTAGGTCCTCAAACTCGGCCGGCTCAGGAATTTCATTCAGGATTTCACTAAGAGACCAGGGGCCGCGCTTCCGTAGGGCTGCAGCCTTTTTAGCCAGCTCTTCGGTAGGCTCATTCGCTGCCTGAGCCTCCTTTAGCGCTGCATCTGCCTGGTCTGCCGTCACGTTGCGCTTACGCATCTTAGTAAAGATGGGGCTGACCTTTGACTTGCTGGGGATACCCAGGGCACCCGCGTTTAGCGCATCTACAAGGGCCTGTGCTGCCTCCCTACACGTTGTGATTTGAGCGTCAATAAGCTCACGCGCTGGCTTTCTCCACGTCTTCTTGGGCTGAGGAAAGTCGCCATGGCTGGACATACACTCAATATCCCACGCGGCAATCAACAGCGGAGCCAAGCTTAGGCGACTGGAATCAGGCTCGATTGTTGTCCAGGGCGCTGTGACCTTGACTGCAGTGGTCGCGTCGTCGCTTTCCATTTCGTCCCACAAGAAGGGTGGGATTTTCATCCAACCGGCGGGGTCCAGATTGCGCTCGTGAAAGAAACGCAGCACAGGGTCAATATTAGCCTCATAAACTTTGAGCTTCTCATCGCGGCCCGCAATGTTTAGCGTCTTGGGCTCGGATGTTTCGTTGAGAAGCAGGTCCTTCATGCGACGCCAAATCGCAATGGACGGCACCTCAATACGCAGGAAACGGTGATAGGCGCCGTTATCAAAATCAAAGAGCTTCTTGTGTTTCTCCTCCGTGATTTCTACGTGGGCCTGCGCCTCTGGGCTATAGTGCACACACTTGCGCAAATACTTCTCAAGGGATGCCTTTTGTTTTGACGTCCAGTCCTCAGGAATCTGAACATAGAAATAGGGCCTGTAGCCAGTCAGCTCCACACAAATTGACTTGCCCTCTGGATTCGTGCCGAAAAGTAGAATCTGGAAACCCTTCTTCTCGTCGTTAGGGCTGGGCTGCTTTGTGTCATACCAGCGCTGCTTCGG